TACTATAAGAGAGGGTAAAGGTATTCTAGGAGGTCAAATGAATATAGAAAAGATAACTAATACTCAAATGAAAGGTTATAGCTTTGATATGATGGGTACTAAGACTACTTATAACTTTCCATTGTATATGTTTAAATTAAGAAATGTACATAATTAGTAGACTCTAACCAAAGTCATGATAGTACCTCAGCACATTCAAACTCAACTCTATGAACTTATTAGCCATAGATTTGATAGCATCCAGATAGATCGCCTCTCTATGGATAAACCAGATTGGAACCTATCCACTACCGGTAAGTACTCTTTTATCTTGTCTGTACGTAAGAGCTATCCTTTTGCGGTAATGGTATCGGAGATAGCTAATCAAAAATATACTAAAAAGGCCTTTGAGATAAGGGCTAAATTAGAAGATATTCTCAATGAAAATATAAAGTATGGTTAATTATAAAAAATTTTCGGTGCAACTTTGCGCGCTTTGCGCGGCGGTCGCTTCGCTCTTTACTTCGTGTACTATAGAAGATATCACCCTCTCCCCTTGCATCACCGCCGATTGCAACGTTGAAATGGTATTCCCCGGTTATGAAGATACTAACGGTATACATCATATCGATTTAGATTTCGATGGTGATTATTTACCTTACTTTGCCGTAGAGGCTTTTGCAGATCAATTAAAACCTCAATATGAATATAATAATCGGCAAGTAGTAGAGGCTAGATTTGATACCGATACTTATTGGACTATAGGAGACTCACTTATGGTTACGGTTAATAACTATGATCCGTTCAATGGACCTTATGATTATTCCGGAACCCTCCTACCTAATAGCTCTTATTCTCTAATTCTATCATTATTTGCAGGTATACAGGTTAATATAGTGCAGCCTACTACGATATACTTTAAGAAAGATCACTCTAGATTACGTACTACACGTATAGTAGGTCCGGTACCGCCCATGGCCGTAGGAGATACCATTACTTTGTATATGGAAACCTTTTGGGATGCCGGTAGTGATTCGGAGTTAAAACTTATTCAGGAAAAATTTATTGTAGAATAGTTGATCTTTTGAAAAAAAATCATTATCTTAATTATATATTAAGAATTAAATATAAATAAATACTTAATTATATTAATAATATAAGAATAATTTAATAATATAACAAATAATTAATCTAATATGTCATTGAAAGCGGAGAAAATCCATTCGAACTACGAAAAACATCTTAAAATTATAGATCATTACATTACCGAACGTAAGGATAAATGTAAAAAACTTATAGAACACTTAGGCGAAGCCTATATTATGGCTCCAGCTAGTGGTAGATCGTGGCATCATAATGCTTTCCCAGGAGGATACGTAGATCATGTAAATAGAGTAGTAGAGTATGCTATTAAACAGAAGAAACTCTTCGAAGAAATGGGAGGTACTATAGACTTTACAGATGAAGAATTAGTATTTGCAGCTATTTTCCATGACTTAGGTAAACTAGGTGATGGAGATAAAGAAAATTACATTATTCAAACAGATGAATGGCGTAAAAATAAATTATTCGAAAACTATACCTATAATCCAGACTTAGACTTTATGCTTATACCGGATAGATCTTTATTTATCTTACAGAAGTTCGGTATTCCAGTCACTCATAATGAATTTTTAGGTATAAGACTACATGATGGCGTCTTTGATAAAGCTAATGAAGCTTATTTCTTCAGTAATATGCCTACATCCAGAATGAAAACTAATATAGTCTTTGTTTTACATACAGCAGACTTTTTAGCTTCTAAAGTAGAGTTTGATAAATGGAGAAAAGACGGCGGTAGTTTAATCCCAAAAGATACTAAACCAAAGTATAAACAAAAAAAGCATTTTAAATCCTCTAAAGGGTTAAATAACATGCTTAAAAACTTATAATATGGAAATATTTTATATAATTATTGGTATTTTAGTTGCCTTTTCGGGAACTTTAGTGTATATTATTAGAAACTTACTTATAAAAGTAGAGAAATTTGAAGATGTCACACGAGATCAAGCACAATATCTTCAAAATATATCGAATACTATAGGCGAGTCTCGTAAACACTTACAGAATCTCGACGAAAAGGGGGTCTTTCAATCAGATGATGAAGTTGGTGAATTTTTTAACCAAATGAAAGCAGTACAGGACGAATTGAACAGATACATGCTCCCTGAAAACTATGGCAAGGAAGAGATCCAAAGCTAACTATTTTACTAAAGAAACAGAAGAGTATATAGTTAAGTTTAACACCTCGGAAGATCACGAGTATAAACAAAGAATCTTTACAGAACACATTTACTATCCCTTTTACAAATTAGCGGAAAACATTATACATACGTTTAAATTCTACTACACAGATGTAGATAAAATAGAAGACCTTAAACATGAAATAGTCTCTATTCTTTACGAAGAGAAAATAATGAAATTTGACCCTACTAATGGAGCTAAAGCATATTCATACTTTGGTACTATAGTCAAAAGATGGTTAATAAACTATAATAATAAAAACTATAAAAAGTTAAAACAGATCGGATCTTTTGCCGATATGGAAGATTCATATACTCAAGATTATAAAGTAAATCATATGTTTGCTAAAAACTTAAGCGACTTTATAGATGAATGGGTAGATAGCACATATGAAATATTAGAAGACCTGATACCTAAAGAACAAGATAGAAGAATAGCAGATGCAGTTCTTACTATTTTTAAGACTAGACACGATCTAGACATATTCAAAAAGAAAGCACTTTATATTTACATTAGAGAAATGACCGATTGCGAAACTCCTAATCTAACTAGAGTAATTAACATCTTAAAAGCTGACTTTCGTGTAAAGTATCAAAAAGCTTATGAAATAGGTCTTTTGCACAATAATCTAGAATAGTCTATTTATAATAAAAAGAATATGGCCCTAGATAAAGAAATATTCAAAGGAAAAACACTATCTGATTTATTTAGTGAAATTTACGATAACTCTAAAAATACTCAATCTCAAGTTAAAGGACTTATAGGAGAGTTAAAACCTCTTATAGAAAATGTTGGAGATGCAACCCTTTTAGTACCTATGATAAAGGAATACATGGAGATAGGAGTAAAAAATGATGAGCATTTAATTAAACTAGCCCAAGTTGTTCAAAGATTAGAAGCAGTTCAAGCCAGAGGCGGTGATGAAGAGTTTGACTTATCAGAACTACAAGACTTATTGTTAGAGCAAGAAGATGTTAAAGACGAAGTAAAACAGATAGGTGAAAGTAGTACTGAAGAAGAAGAAGAATAATGGCTTATAGTACAAATTTATTTAAGAGCAGTAATACAATACTGGAAGAACCTTCTTTAGAAGGATTCGAAATAGGTAGAGTATCTCATGTTATCTTAAAAGAAAATGATAAAGAGTTAAAGAAGTATGGTTTAAATGCTGGTATAGGTGCAATTAAATACATGCCGTTAGGTTCATCTTTAGATCCTGAAAAAATTGAAACTCACCCTGAAGCGTTTCCTAGAAGTAGCACCTTTAGGACTTACCCTTTTAAAAATGAAATAGTACTGATTAGTAAAGGACCTAGCAGTAGCTTAGGGTATGAAGGTACTGATAGAGATAGACTAGATTACTATACTAATACACTAGCAGTTTGGAATAACGCACACTCTAATCCTTTAGTAAAAGATTCCCCTGTAGACTTAGGAAACGGTATAGAAGAGCAGGCAATAGCCTCTTTACATCCATTTCCTGGAGATACTATTATAAGAGGTAGGTTAGGACAGAATATAAGAATAGGAGGAGAAGATCATCCTAAAAATAAAATTACTGATAGTTCTAACGCTGGAAAGCCTTTTATGTTTATATCTAATATTAAGTACGAAGGAGAAGATAACTTTATTGTAGAAGATATAAACAGAGACTATTCCTCTTTTTATTTAACCTCAGAACATAAAATAAATTTAGAACAAGCTAGAACTAAATATGACTCTACTAATACTAAACCCACTAGGGGTAATAGATATAAAGGAAGTCAAGCTATAATTAATAGTGATAGAGTATTTATCAATTCTAAAAAAGACGATATCCAATTAACCTCTAAAACAGCTTTTGGAGTTAGCAGTGAATATATACATTTAGACGGTCAAAAAAATATAGGTTTAGATGCTGAAAAAATTTGGTTAGGTAAAGGAGCAAGGTTATTTGAATCTCAACCCGTAATCTTAGGAGATAGTTTAGAAGTATTACTTAATGACCTTTTTAATATGTTAGGTAGATTAGGGAGAAGATTACAAAAAGCTAAGACAGTAGATAGAAAACCTATACCAGCTTTAAACACTATTGGTCCTGTAGTAATAAAAGCATCAAGAAAATATAAAAGAAGAATAAACCCTAAAGGTAAATCTTCATTAAAATCAAAAAAAGTATTTGTTGAGTAATGCCACATTCGTTAATTAAAGACTATAAGAGTAACCTATCAGGTATAGTAGGTAATGCATTAGGAAGAGTGCAGTCATTCGTATACGACTATGCTGACGATAAAATATTAGAGCTCGAAGATAAGTTTAGAAACGAATGCCCTCCTCCCGCAGTATTACAAGCAATGATACGTACTATTAATAATCTTAATAACGTAATAAATAAGTACGAAGGTAAAACTAATAAGTATAGTAGGTTACCGCGTAAATTAGATAAACCAATTAAAGTAGGTAAAAGAGGAGTAGACCTTTTGACCCACCTATTAAAGATACCAACTACTTTAGGTATACCACCAGGACCAGCTGGAGGAGTTATATTCTCTACCCCGACAGGTGTAGTTACTTCTTTATCAAATATTTTAGTTTGGCTTAGAAAAATGATTGAAACTCTTGAAGACGATAAAATCGCCATAACTGAAATAATATCTGAAACTAATGATTTTTTTGATCCTATCAAAGAAAGAGTTGATAATATAAGAACGTTAATAGACAGGTGTCTAGAAGATCCTGATTTAACTAATGACGAAAGAGATAAAATATTAGAAGGTGCAATAGTTGAGCCTTCGCTAAGTACAGAGGAATACTTAGGAGCTAACGGAAAAGTGTATAGTTTAGAAATAGCACTAGATCCTAACTCTCCATCAGTAGCCCCTAGACGTCAAGCTATAGCTAAAGACTTTAGAGGTATAGTGATTCTCAAAGGACCTTTTTCCTTTGCAAGCGACCCTCAAGTACTTTTAGATCAATTAAAATTCAGAATTGATAATCAACTTCCATAACTTAACTATTTATTAATATGAAAGCTAATGAACTTAGAAAACTTATAAGAGAAGAAGTAAGAGCTGCTGTTAAGGAAGAGTTACAAGAAATGTTAACTGAAGCAGTAAAAGTAGCTAGTGCTCCTAATATAAACGACTCTAAAAATGACTACAGAAAAGTAAAGCAAAAAGACTTAAAAAGAACTTGGTCTGTAGGTAAAATGAATCCTGGTACAGTTCCTTTAGAAGAGATGTTAAATCAAACTAAAGCAAGCATGTCAGGCGAAGACTATAAAAATGTTGTACACGGAACATCAAGTATGGTAAAAAAACCTAACTTTGCTTCTAATATAGCGACTGATATGGGGTTAACTGAAAATTCTGGACCAGTAACTGGTATAGATATTTCAAAACTAGATTTTGTTAAAAACGCAAAAGCAGTTTTAGATAAGTCTTATGAAAAAGATAGAAATAAACTTAGATAATGGCACTAAACGTTAAAAAGATAAATCCATTAGATAACCAGCCGAGAAAAGCTATCGGGGTGGACCTGCCTTTTTCTGGTAAAGCTGTATTTAATCAGACTTTTCAGACTAAGGACGCTATCAAAGCTAATTTAATAAACTACTTTTTAACAGGAAAAAATGAAAGATTTTTTAACCCTTCTTTTGGAGCAGGATTAAGAAGCTTGCTATTTAATAATATAACTGAAGCTGAATTAGATGGTATAAGATTACAGATATTAGATGACCTTCAGCTCTTTTTTCCAAGAGTAGAAGTAACTAATTTAAGCCTTATACCTAACGCTGATGCTAATACTATAATATTTAGTATGAGATACGCTATAAAAGACTCCAATATAGAAGATGAAGTAATTATAAATTTCGATAACTAATGGCAGAAGAAAGAATAATAAAATATATAAATAAAAACTTTGACGACTTTCGTTCTCAGTTAATAGAACATGCTAAGAATTATTTTCCTGATACTTATAATGACTTCTCAGCTACGTCTCCTGGTATGATGTTTATCGAAATGGCATCATATGTTGGTGATGTTCTTTCGTTTTATCAAGATACTCAATTACAGGAAACTTTTTTAAATTATGCTAAGGACCCTAAAAATCTTTTTAACCTAGCATATATGATGGGCTATAAGCCTAAAGTAACAGGAGTATCAGAAGTAGATATAACTATAAGTCAAACAGTAGTAGCAGATGGATCGTATAACCCTACTTGGGCAAATGCAGCTTTTATTCCAGCTAAATCAGTAGTGAGATCAACAGATTCTTCTCAAACTAGGTTTATTATTGAAAACCCAGTTGACTTTCAATTTAGTAGTTCTTATGATCCAACAGAAGTAAGAATCGAAACTTTAGACGGAAGCAACAACCCTGCAACATATACATTAACTAAGAAAGCTAAAGCATTTTCAGGTACTATAGAGACAACCTCATTTACCGTTAATTCAACGGAAAAATTCAAGACTCTCACATTATCTGATGACAACATTGTTGGTATATTAGAAGTAACTGGAAGTACCTCTGGAGACAGTTATTTCGAAGTACCCTTCTTAGGACAAGATACTATATTTACTGATTCGACTAACTCAAGTTCAGATTCAAACCAAGTACCTTACGTTCTATCCCTTCAGAAGGTACCTAAAAGGTTTGTAACGAGATTTAAATCTAACGGTGATCTTGAACTTCAATTTGGCGCAGGTACCACATCTAGCGACGACTCAGTTATTTTACCTGATCCAGCTAATGTAGGTAGTGGTACTAATCAAGGTATCAAAAGATTAGATTATGCTTATGACCCTTCTAACTTTTTATATAGTAAAGCATACGGTGTAGCGTTAAGTGAAAACGTTACTGTTAAGTATATTAAAGGTGGAGGTATATCAGCTAACGTTCCTGCTAATACTATTACTAATAAAGTAGAAGTTACTCCTACTAGAGGTACTTTAGCATCATTAACGTTTACTAACGAGAAACCTGCTGCAGGTGGAAGAGATGGAGACACTGTAGAGGAATTAAGAGAAAATGCTATAAGATCATTTAGCGAACAAGGAAGAGCAGTTACCTTACAAGATTACACTATAAGAGCATTATCACTTCCTAGCAAGTTTGGTAGTATGGCTAAAGTATATGCTACACAAGACCAATTAACTAATACTAATATAACTGATGCTATAGTTGATAATAACCCTTTGGCTTTATCATTATATGTTCTTGCTTACGATAATAATAAAAATTTAAAACTAGCTACAAATACTCTAAAAACTAACCTTAAAACATATTTGAGTGAGTATATGATGCTTTCTGATAGTATTAATATAAAAGATGCATTCATAGTAAATATAGCTCTGGAGTATGATATTATTGTAAGACCTAATTATGCAGGTAGAGACGTACTTTTTAACTGTAATTTAGTTTTACAGGATTACTTTAAAATAGAAAAGAGAAATATAAATCAACCTATAAACTTAGCTGAACTTTATACGTTATTAGATAAAGTAAAAGGAGTGCAGACAGTACAAGATATTAAAGTTCAAAACCTTAACGGTGGAATTTATTCACAATATGGATACGATATTAAAGGAGCTACTAGGAACAATATAGTATACCCTTCTTTCGATCCATGTATATTTGAAATAAAGTATCCTAAGACGGATATTAAAGGAAGAGTAATAACAAATTAAGATGGCAGTATATAAAATTTACCCAGATCAAGACGCTTTTCTAGCATCTGAAAAACCTAAGAATAATACAGGTTTCGATGAAATCTTAGAAATATCAAGTTACCCTACTAGCTCAGTAGGTCAATCATCTAGAGCTCTTGTAAGATTTAAAACATCAGAAATAACTTCTGTAGTAAATACTACTATAGCTGCTGGAAACTGGAAATCTAATTTAGAACTTAATATAGCATCAGCACTTGAAAATCCTACAACTCAATCAGTATTTTGCTACCCTGTTTATCAATCTTGGGACGGAGGAACAGGTAAGTACGGAGATAATATTACATCAGCATCTACCGATAAAACTGGATGTTCCTGGACTTTTAGACAAGCTGAAGAAACTAATGCTTGGTTAACCGGTAGCTTTCCTACGTACGTTACTGCTTCATTCCCTACTACCTTGAAAGGAGGCGGTACATGGTATACAGGCTCAACAGGCGGTATTGATCTAGAAGCTACTCAATCGTATGGGTATAATGCTGACTTTGATTTAGACCTAGATGTAACTAATGCAGTAAAACTACACTATTCGGGGACTATAGATAACAACGGATTTATAGTTAAACTTCAAGACGGTTTAGAATTTGCTATGTCATCATCTATCAGAAACAGGTATTTTAGTTCTAATACCAATACTATATACCCTCCTGCGTTATGCTTCAAATGGGACGATAGTTCCTACGATCACGGAACTTTAGCAGTATTATCATCTTCTAACGCAGTTATAAATATAACCAATAATAAAGGAGAATATACTGATGAAGGTAAAACTAGATTTAGATTATTAGCTAGACCAACTAACCCTGTAAGAGTATTTACAACAGGGTCTATCTATAGAACAAATCATGCTTTACCGTCTGCTTCTTATTATGCTATTCAAGATGCTTATACAGAAGAATTAGAAATACCGTTCGATAATGACTATACTAAAATAAGTTGTGACTCAACAGGACCTTATTTTGATATATACATGAACGGATTACAGCCTGAAAGATATTATAAAGTGATTATAAAAAGCAATTTAGACGGTACTACCTCAGTAATCGATAATGAAAATATATTCAAAGTAGTCAGAAATGGATAAGAGAATAAGACTTTCAAAAACAGTATTAGATAAAAATCAATTTGATAAATCAATCGATTCATCATTTAAAACTTTTGTAAAAGAAGAAGAAGTAATTGATCAAGATACTGTACAAGAGTTTTTTAGATTGTATGAAAAATTATATTATGAAATACCTATTCAAGGAGGTGAAAATTCACATGAGTTTTTAATAAAAGAAAGTTCTAAACTAGCTACAGTAGAAAAAGATAATGAAGAAATAGACCCATTATTAGAGGAAATAACTGATTTGCAAGAAAGAGTATTGCAGCTTAATCAAGAATTAATTTCGAAAGAATTAGAAGAGACAAACAATGCCAACGATCAACTATAGAGTAAACCTTATAGACCCTGAAGGACTGGAAAAATACTCAGCTTCTGACTTAGAAGTTGTAGAATCATTTTCTATCAATAGTTCTTTTGAAGCTTTTCAAAATAAAATAGAATATCATATTTTCTCTTCCGATGGAGTTATATTAGAATCTGATTACAACTACGGTAATCAAAAATACCTATCAGGAACTCAAGCCGGTAAAATAAGTGAAGTAAGTATAGATCCTATAAGCGATATTAAAAAGTATGGATACTCAAACGGTGACGTAAAAGTAGTTTATAACTTTTTAGATAACTTATATACTGAAGATAAAAAAGTAGTAAGATTCTTTATAGAAGAAATATCAGAAGATAGAACTGAAATAAGACTTCTTACAAACCAATTAGATGATAATTTACTAGCTGATGCTACTAATAAAATTAAGGAGGATATCCTAACTACATCTTACGTTAATGATTTTAGAATCAATACAGGTCAAAATGACTTACTTATAGGGTTAAATATAGATATACAAAAATATAGAGATTTTAACTCAGTAGTAGTAAAACTTTACGAACCGCTTCCAGACCAATACGGATTAAAAACTATATTGACTATTGATAGACTTATAGCAGATTCAATAGGATATGAAATAGAAAGTGAATTTGTAGCAGATGAAATAAGTATACCTTATCTCAAGGGTCCTAATTTTAACGTAGACGCTGACGATGAAAAAGCCTCTCCTACTAAATATTTTAATTTTAACGATTTATTTTCATTTCCTACTGATCAGTCTTACAGGCAGCTAAATTCATTAATAAAAGAAAAATCAGTAGAGATAAGTGTAGACTATTCAGAGTTTAGTAACTTTATTCAATTTGGTTCAGCAGAAGAAAGATTACGTAATTTTCAATATAAATTAAATTTATTAACTAGTTATCAAACTTCATACTCTGCATCTTTATATGCCAACAATAATACAGCAGGAGTTACCGGAAGCACAGATTACTATAAAACTCTTATAGATACTATAACACAAAATTTTGATCATTACGATAGACACCTGTATTACGGAACCGGTTCTTATTCATGGCCTAAACAAGCACCATATAATGAACCTTATATTATAGCAACTGGTTCGGCTACAGCATCGGTATCTAATCTAATAGAAAGCGCTAGTTTATTTGATACTACTAATAGCTCTCAGTTAGTTAATACTATACCTGAATTTTTAAAAGAAGATAGCAATAATGCAAACTATCTTACATTTACTCATATGATAGGTCAACACTTTGATAATATATGGGTTTATACAAAAGCACTATCAGATAAGTATGATAATGATAATAGAGAAGACTTCGGTATATCTAGTGGATTAGTAGAAGAAGTGTTAAGAAACTTCGGTACTAAATTATACTCTAGTACTAAATCTATAGAAAATTTATTTAAAAACTTTACTGGAGAATTTTACAATACAGGAAGTGAACATATAACTAATTTTGTCTCTGCTTCAAACTCTCCTGTCTCTGAAGATAAGTATAGA